GAGACGCAAAATCAGCTAGAATAAAAGAATTAAGAAACAATGATGCTATGCCTAAAACAAAACGTGCAAAAGCTAAACGTGCAGAACCAGATGAATTATCTGTAGGTGATTATGTTAGATGGAACGCAAGCGGTGGTGTTGCAAGAGGTCAGATAGATCGCATTGTGCGTGATGGTACTATAAATGTACCTGATTCAAGTTTTGAAATTACAGGCACAGAAGATGACCCTGCTGCTTTAATAAGTGTATTCAGAGAAGATGATGGAGAATATGAAAAGACAGATGTACAGGTTGGTCATAAATTCAGCACATTAACTAAGATAGATTCATTAAGAAGTGTTACAAAAGTATTAAAACGTAGTGGTGAAACATCTTTTTCTGCAAAAGAAGATAACACCTATGAGTTTAGTTTTAGTTCTGAATATCCTGTAGAAAGATCATTTGGTACTGAAATACTTAGCCATGATGAGGGTTCTATAGATTTTGGCAGGTTAAATGGTGGGGTAGCACCAGTACTATGGAATCATAATATGGATTCTGTTATAGGTATTGTTAGAAATGCATATTTAGATAAAGACAAGAAAAAAGGTAGGGCAGTTGTTGAATTAAGCAGAAATGCTAAGGCACAGGAGGTAAAAAGAGATATAGATGATGGCATTTTATCGTCAATTAGCGTAGGTTATCGCATTTTAGAAATGGAAGAACGTGAAATAGATGGTAGTAACGCATTTTTAGCTACAAGATGGGAACCACATGAAGTATCTGTAGTTGCATCACCTGCAGCACCAGATGTAGGGATAAGTAGAGGTTTAATTGATGACAACACTATGCCTAGTGTAGAAAAACAAGATATAGTAGACAGTAAGCGTGTATACGCAGCGTCAACTGACGCACAACAGCCCAATTCTAAAAAACAACTAACTATGGAAAAAGAGCAACTTGATCTAGAAGTTGTGCGTAGTGAAGCTACTAAAAAAGCAGCATCAGCAGAACGCACAAGAATTAGAGAGATCAACGCAATGTGTTCTAAGCGTGGTTTTGATGACCTAGCAGAACAGTTAATTAACAATGGTTCTTCTGTTGATTCATGCAGAGCAGCTATCTTAGAAAGAATAGATGCAAAACCTGTAGAAACTGCAAAACCTATTGAAGAGCAGTTATCGCCAAAAGAAAAAGAGCAGTATGCAAGAGACTACAAGATTACATCTGGTATTAGAGGTCTTTTAACAGGTGATTGGTCTAACAAAGCATCTGGTTTTGCTAGAGAGATTTCACAGCAAATTGCTAAGGATTCTCAAAGATCAAATAACAGCCAATCCTTGTTTATTCCATATAGTGCTTTAGCAAAAAGGGCAACATACGTAACATCAGGTGCAACAACTGGTGGAAATATTGTAGCTACAGATTTACTTGCTGATGACTTCATAGAAGCACTAAGAAACAGCACAGTAATGGTTGGTTTAGGTGTACAAACATTATCAGGTTTAGTTGGTGATGTTGCAATACCTAGAAGATCAGGTGTAGCTTCTACTGGCTATCTATCAAGTGAAACTGCTGCATTATCTCAGGCAGAAAGTACATTCGACCAGATTTCAATGACACCTAAAACATTAGGTACACTATCTAAGTTTTCTAGGAATATGCTTATACAGGCAACACCAGGAATTGAGGATTTAGTAAGAACTGACATCTTAGATGGTATTAATGTTGGTATTGATCTGGGTATCTTAAATGGTTCTGGTTCATCTGGTCAGCCTACAGGAATCATGCAAACTTCTGGTATTGGTTCTGTTGCTATGGGTACTAATGGTGGTGCTATTACAGTAGATGCCTTAGTAGACCTAGAAACAGCCATGATGGAAGATAATGCTGCTGTTAATGCTGACTCTATCTCTTATGTAACTAACGCTAAGGTATTAGGTGCAATCAAGAAACTAAAAACATCTGGTGGTGAGTACTTAGTTAACAACAACCTACAGGCAATAGGTAGAGGTGGTACACCATTAGTAGTAAATGGTTATCCTTTAGCTATGACAAACCAAGTACCTAGTAACCTTACAAAAGGTTCTACATCTGGTTCATGTTCTGCTGTTGTTATGGGTGACTTCTCACAGGCAATATTAGGATTATTTGGTTCTGGTATTGAAATTACTGCAGGTGAAGATAGTGATGACTTTGCAAAGAACCTTGTATCAATAAAAGGTGTAGTTGCATTTGATGTTGCTGTTAGACACGCACAATCATTTGCAGCGATCTTAGACGTAACCACATAAGTGGTTTAATATAAGGGGTGTAACAACCCCTTTTTTTTTATGAAAATTAAATGCTTAAAAAATGTATGTGCTAGTGGCAACAGCCTAGAAGCAGGTCAAACTTATGATGTGTCAGAATCAGATGCAGAATTATTAATTTCAATGGGTAGGGCAGAAGTATATATACCAAAACCAAAAGTTAAAAAAACACTTTCTAAAAAATAAATGGCATTTGTAGAGGACAGTACAACACTATCTGCATACCTTAATGATTTTGGTGTTAGTTGTACATCAGGTGGTACTACTGCAAATGCAATATTAGAGCAACCAGATTTAGTATTGGCAGGTAATCAAATTGTTAGTACAGATTATCAGTTAACAGCTAAAACAAGTGATTTTGGTAGTTTAATCGCAGGTGCATCTATAACAGTTGATAGTGTTGCATATACAGTTAGAGAAGTAAGAAAGTTAGATGATGGTAGTTTTGTTGAAATTAGTCTACAGAAAACATGACTACAAAACGTGAGCAAATTATGGCAAGGTTACTTACAACACTTGCTAATACAACAGGGGTTAGTACACGTATTTATAGAAGTAGGGTAGTACCATTAAGTAGAGGTGAATCACCTGCATTAATATTAGAACCTGTTAGTGATACTGTTGAACAAAATACATCACTACCTACACTAGACCATTCTTTAACAGTAAGAGTAAGTGTAATAGTTAGAGGTGATGTACCTGATAATGTGGCAGATGCAACTGTAGAAAGTTTACACAGTAAGATAATGGCAGATTTGACAGTTAATAGTCTTGCAATAGATGTACAACCATCTGATACTTCTTTTGAATTGTTAGACGCAGATCAGCCTGGTGGTGTTATTGGTGTGGAATATATAGTGCGATATAGAACAGAAATAGACGATTTAACGCAATAGATGGTGTTTCTTACTAAAAACCTATATTATAGAAACATACTGATTAAATGTAACAATGCCTAAGCTACACAGAAAAAGAAGCATACTAGCTAAAGCAGAATCTAGTTATGGAAGTGACCCTACACCTACTGGTTCTGCTAACTATGTACAGGTAATAGATTTGAATATAGAACCTATTGTTAGTGATGAAGTATCAAGAGATTTAATACGGCCATATATGGGTAATTATGAGGTAATACCTGCTAATACAAGAGTAAATGTAACCTTTGATGTAGAAATGGCAGGTAGTGGTAGTGCAGGTACAGCACCTAAATATGGTGCAATACTAAAAGCGTGTGGATTGTCAGAAACAGTTGTTAGTTCTACATCAGTAACTTATGCACCAGTAACAACACCATCTGATAGCGTTACATTATTTGTTAACTATGATGGCATAAGGCATAAGGTAACAGGTGCTAGAGGTACGTTTAGTATGAATTGTGAAGTTAACGCAATACCACGTATTTCTTTCTCTTTAACTGGTATTTTTAATGCACCAACTGATACTGCTTTACCAACTGTAACAGTAAGTCATCAGGCATCACCCTTAATATTTAAAAATGGCAGTACATCTAACTTTGCAATATTTGGTTTTGCAGCAGCGTTACAATCATGGAATTTAGATTTTAACAATGAAGTTATCTATAGAGAATTAGTAGGTGGTACAAAAGAAGTATTGATAACAGATCGCAGACCATCAGGCACAGCAGTAATAGAATCACCTGCTTTATCAGCCCATAATTTCTTTACAGATTATACTGGCACATCAACTGGCACAAACACTTGGCTACATGGAACTGTTGCAGGTAATAAGGTTACTGTATCTTGTCCGCAAACTGATTTGGGTCAGCCTACCTATGAAGAATCAGATGGTATAACAATGCTATCTTTACCATTTATGGCAACACCTACAGCAACAGCTAATAATGAATTTAGTCTTGTCTATACATAAAAAAGGGTATACCCTAGTTAGTAGATACTAAATTTTTATGCCTTTTGTTATAGACCAAAAACCTACTTATAAATGGAAAGTAGTGGTAAAAATAAATAAAGATGGTGAAGTATCACAAGAAATATTTACAGCACATTTTAAAAATATTTCACAATCTAGGTTTAAGGAAATGATAAAGATGGTAGAGGAAAAACAGATAGATGATATAGATGTAGCAAAAGAAGTATTACTAGGTTGGGAAGATTTAGTAGATGCAGAAGGTCAAGAAGTACCATTTAATAAAAATACACTTAATCAATTACTAGAAGTAAGAGGTTTTGCTACTGCTGTAGGTTTCGCTTTTATGGAATCTAATGAAGAAATATTTGTAAAAAACTAATTAAGGCAGGTGAATATTGGGCTGTTGGTTCAACTGTCATAGATAAAACAGCAGAAGATGATGCAGTATTAGGAATAACAACAGAAAAAAAAGAAGTAGATGATAATTTTTATGTTTATGCACAAAACTGGGAAACTGTACAAATGTTTTTAAGGTGTCAGACACAATGGAGAGTAGGTATAAGTGGAATTATTGGATTAGACTATACATCTGTCTTAGAAATGATTAAACTGTATTTAGTAGAAGATACTGTTGCTATGCTTGAAAATCTACAAATCATGGAAGCTGCAGCATTACAGGCATTAAACAAAGATAAATAATATGGCAAAGTTTGATTTAGTAGTAGCAGCAAAAACTGTAGGTGCAGGTTCTATAAAACGTCTTGGCAACTCTATGCAAGGGGTTGCAGGTCGGGTTAAAAATTTAAGGC